ATACTTATGAGTTTCATTTTTTTAATAAAATAAATATATATATTTATTTTATTAAAAAAAAAGTAAATAATAAGTATATTTTTGATATAAAATATACTTATGAGTTTCATTTTTTTAATAAAAAAAAAGTAAATAATAAGTATAATATGAAATTAATTAATTTGAATAAAACCATTATCATAAATTAGTTCCAATTTATCAAATTTGTTAGATAAAACAACAGATTGATTTTCAAAATTAATAGTAATAGAACCATTATTTTTCATAAGAATTAATTTAAAATATAAATATTTTTTATTAATATTAGATTGATCTAATTTAATCATAATATTAGATTGGCTTTTAGTTTCAATAAAAATCAATGACCTCCATAAGAAGACAATATTAGAATTATTATCAGTTAAAACAATTTGTGGTTCTAAACTTAGATAATTAGAAAGAAATATATCATTAGTTTTTAAACTATTTTTATTAATAATAGTATTTGTAAATATAATTTCTTCATTATCAGTATCAATTGTTAATATTTTTTTAGTTTTTTTATTATTAATAATTAAATTACTATTTATGATAACATCATTTTCAATATTTAGAATATAATTATTACAATTATTATAACCTAATTTTACATCTTTAGTTATTTCTAAATTATTAGATTTAATATAATTTGATCTAATAGTATTATTATAAATATGATTAATAAATCCATTATCCCAACGACAATCTTTACTACCTAAATCATATTTTAAATCTTCTGATGGTAACATATTTTTATCCCATTTTAAATTAGAACCAATTATTTTATAAATTGATTCAATATTAGTAATTCCATAAACAGTTAAATCTCCCATAATTATAGAATCTCCTCTACTAATAAGACTACCAGTATTAATATTTTCCCCAACATTTATATTTTTTTTAATACCAACACCTCCATTAATAGTCATACTACCTGTTAATGGATCATCTGATTTTAAATTTGATAATATTTGTAATGTATTAAATGATTTATCCATTTATTATTATTTTTATATAATAAATTTATTTAATGATTTTAATTTTAATAAATAAAATGGTTAAATAAATAAATATTAATTAATTATATAATGGCAGGAGGTTTAATCCAACTGGTTGCAATTGGGGAACAAGATCTATTTTTAATAAGTGATCCTCAAATTAGTTTTTTTAAATTAGTATATAAGAGACATACAAATTTTTCAATAGAAACTATTGAAAATAATTTTTATATATGTGAAGGATTTGGAAAACAAGCGAGAGCAAATATTGAAAGAATTGGAGATTTAATTTCAAATATTACATTATATGCTAAATTAGGTTCATTAAATCCTGAATTTAATAAACAATTTAGAGATAATCAATCTATACAACATAAACCACCTAAACAAAAAATTGGGAAAAATGGAAATATAGTATATACTTCATGTTATTGTTCTAAATGTATTTATGATGAAGAAAGAGATAAACAAATATATGGATATGTAAATTCATTAGGACATGCATTAATTAAATCAGTATGGATAGAAATAGGTGGTCAGAGAATTGATAAACAATATGGTGAATGGTTAGAAATATGGTCAGAATTATCTTTACCAGAAGGTAAAAAAAATGGTTATTATCAGATGATTGGTAAAGTTGATCCATCAGCATTTAAATCAACAACATTTGCATCTGATATGGAATTATATATACCATTAAATTTTTGGTTTTGTAGAAATATAGGATTAGCATTACCAATATTAACATTATATTATCATGATGTAGAATTAATAATTGATTTTAGAAAATTTGAAGAATTATGGGTTACATCTAAATCTAATGTTTCATCACCATCTAAACCTTATTTTAAAGCGTATTTATTAATTGATTATGTGTATTTAGATGCAACTGAAAGAAGATTATTTTATCAAGAAAGTCAAATATATTTAATTGAACAATTACAATTTACTGGAGATTGTCCAGCAGTTGGTTCGCAAGTAAATGTTGATTTTATGTTTAATCATCCAGTTAAAGAATTAATTTGGGTATTACAGCGTAATGATGTAACAGGTCCTCCTTTAGGTAATTATCCAAATAGTAATTATCCAATTGGTAATGATTGGTTTAATTATACAACATTTGCAGATAGAGTTAATTGTTCTTATATAAATGATACATTTGAATTAGGAGTTATTCAATTTAATGGAACAGATAGATTTAAATCTCGTCAAGCATCATATTTTAGATTATTACAACCTTATTATTATCATACAAGAGTTCCTACTGATAATTTAATTTATGTTTATTCATTTGCTCTTAAACCAGAATTAGTTATACCTACTGGAACTATGAATTTTAGTCGTGTTATTAATTCTCGTTTATCTCTTAAAATGTTCCAAAATAGATTTTATAATGATTATATTATTAAAGTATTTGCTACAAATTTTAATATTCTTGTTATTACAAATGGTTTAGGTGGTTTATTATTTGTTAATTAAATTTTATAAAATAATAAAATTTAATTTATTTTCATGATATTGTTATTATACTATTTTTATTGAAAATAGTATAATGTTTATAATAAAAATGAAACTAAAAATAAATAAATAAATATTTAATTACATAATAATAAATGGAGTTAATTCTACAACCAAGTAATTATAAACTAATTGATATAACAAAAATAAATGAATTACCTAAAGAATATCCAACTGAATTTTGTGATTTTTGTCTTAAACATAAGTTGAATCCACCAAATATAAATACTAAAACAGGTATTGCATTATCTGTTATGTTAAAATATAAATATTTTTATTGGAATAGAGATACATGTGATAAATTTGTAGAAAAATTTAATATAATAACTAAAGATAGTATTCAGTTATTCAATAAACATAATCAATGGGGAATACAAACAAATAGTGGAAAAGAAAAAGGGAAATTATATATAATTTATCCATATTGTTTATCTAACAAATATAAAATGAGAAAAAATTTTAAATTTAATGGATCAGAAGAAGAAAAAAATATTGAAATTGATAAAATTAAATCTACTATTAAAGCAGATTATATTGATATCCCAAATATTTTATGGCAATTGGGACATAAAAATCCAAATTCAATTGATAATTCAAATAATAATTTAATATTACAACCACCAATACAAAGTAAATATAGAGATGATTATATATTTATTGATACTTTAACAAAAATTCCTACTCCAATTAAATTAAATAATATGATTAAAAATAAAGAAATAAAATTTACATCAGAACAAATTATAGAATATAAAAAAATATTTGACAAATTATTTACATCTATTTAAACATATTTTATAATATTCATCATTTAACTCAATTCCAATACATCTTCTATTAGTATTTTTACATGCTAATGCTGTTGTTCCACTACCTAAAAATGGATCAACTATAAGAGATTCTTTTTTACTAAATAATTTTATTAAATGTTCTATTAAAGTTATTGGTTTTACAGTTATATGATTATTATCATTACCTTTTTCACTTTTAGATGGTTTTGATATTAAAAAATTCTTATCATAACTTTCATTATATTCTTCAGTTGTAATTATATTAGCAGGAGTTCTATCATTATCTATTCCAACTGTTTGTGAAAAATCTAATAAACCAGTCTTAAATTGCAATTCATTTTGTATAAAAGTTAATTTTCCTATTGGTTTCATTGCTACACAAATAGGTTCAAAACAAGATCTAATTTGTGGTGTTTTATAATCTTTATATTCATCTATTAATTTTTTTTTTTCTTCTTCTGTAAGATTCATTTTTTCTATGATATGTGATATTGACATACCTTTTGGCATACTTTGTGTATAAGTCCAATTTATCATGTCTCTTATTTCAAATCCTGCAATTTCACAACTCATTGCAATAGCATGATATAATCTTGGAGATGAAAATGATAAGAAATATGCACCAGGTTTCATTTTTTTAAATAATAAAATAGATAATTCTAAATAAAAATCATATAAATTTTTAACTTGTGCTTTATCAAATTTCATACCTTTTGGTAAATGTGTAATATGGCTATTTTTAATATCATTATTTATATTATTTGCACACCATTTATTATCAAGTTTATTTATAAAATAAGGTGGATCAGTTATTACACAATCAATACTATTATCTTCTAATTTATTTAATTCAATTAAACAATCATTATTTATTATGGTTATATTATCTTTTATATATATTTTTTTAGTTTCATGTTTAATATTTTGTTCTAAAATATAATTATTTTTATTAGTATTGATTTTATTATTTATTATCTCTATTAATTCTGCTTTATTTTTAAATTTATATTTAGTAATTTCAAGTTCTTTACATTTTTGTAAAAGTTCTGACTTTGATAATTTATTTAAGTCCATTTTTCTAATATTATAACTTATATTATTTTATGTTTATTTCAATTTTTTAAATAATTATTAAAATTATTTAAAAAAGAGTAAAATCAAACTTTTTAAAAGTTTGATTTTTCAATTTTTTAAATAATTATTAAAATTATTTAAAAAAGAGTAAAATCAAACTTTTTAAAAGTTTGATTTTAAAAAAGAGTAAAATATAAAATGATAGTTTTGTATTTTTCAATTTTTTAAATAATTATTAATCTAAAGATTAATAATTATTTAAAAAAGAGTAAAATGTTTTATTTAAAAATATATAATTTAATAAATTAATTATTCATAATATCTTGATCATTACGAGTTTGTATTCCAATAACATATCCTTTATCCATTTTATAATCTTTACTTATAAAATATTCTTTTAATTCATTTTTGGAAGGACAATTATTATCATTGTATGCATTCTTATACCATTCTTTGAACGCTGCATAAATTGTTATTAAAGACATAATATCTGCCTTTTTACCAGTAATAATATAATTATCTTCAATAAATTCAAGATATTTATCACTGTTCTTTTTATATTTCTTAGTTTCTGCTAAAACTTTACTTGGTTCTATTAAACCTTCATTTTTATAAATTGGATAATATTTTTTTAATAAATACCATAAAAATACTCCTTTCCATTGTTCAAATTTATCTAATATATCATAATCTTTTGGAAATTGATTTTTCTTTAATTCTTCTCCATTATATAATCCATTATCATCTACATCTACAAATTCACTTTCCCATGGAGTTACTCGCAATCTACGCCATGTTCCACCATCATTTGATGGTATATTTGGTAATTTATTACATGTTAATAATAACTTAAATTGTGGTTTAAATTTAATTGGTTCTTTAAATAATGGTCTTGCATATATTGTATCTCCACCTGTTAATTCTTTCATATATCCTACATATATTTTATCATCTCCTTCTGGTTCTTGTATTACTACAAATCTTTTCCCCTTTAATTCTGCTACTTCTGGTGTTGCTCCACTTGATGCTCCTTTCTTTTTTGTTAATACCGTACTCGGTAATATTCCACAATATTCTCCAAATGCTGTTTGGAATAATTCTACGCATGTACTCTTACCATTTGAATTCCTTGTTATTAAAAAATCTTCCATTACATATCTCTGATTTTTATCTAATTCATATCCATAATATTTATCTGTTCTATCTTCTTTTATTTTAAATTTATATAAATTATCAGTTTCTGTTCCTTTATATTTTTTTTCTATTGTTGGTATATCACTTATTTTACCATAAATAATTAATAAATAATATTCCTCTAATCCTGTTGTTATTTTCTTTTTTTTGTATTTTAATCCTAAAGAGTTTATTAAATATATTATATTATTAGTTAGTTTTTTTGAACCTATACCAATTATATATTTTGCTTTATTTTTTAAATCTTTTGGAATATAATTCTTTAACCATGAATTTCTATAATGTTCCATATTAATTGAATTTGCATCAACTAAACCTGCTAATATCTTAAATCTATATTCACTATTAGTTAATAAATATTCATTTGGTATATATCTTTTATTATAATTCTCTATATTATATTTTTTTAATATATCATCTAATTCATGAACACAATTATAACAAATTTTATTTATATTATAACCAAATGTATAACCGTCAATATTTGGTGTCTCATTGTTAAATTCTATTTTATTTTTATATAAATAATAATTTGTAAATTCTTCAATATTATTATAATAATCATCAACTCTAAGTTGAATTATTTTACCTTGTTTAGATTTTAAAGATAATACATGATTACCATTTACATAAAATTCTTTCATATGATGTGGTTTAATTTTATATAATTTATCTACACCTCTAAATAATTGTTTTACTGTTCTTGGTGTAGAATCATCACCCATTAATAAATCACCTACTTTTATATTTTCTACTTTCTCAAATTTACCATCATATTTTAATATTTTTGTTCCTTTTGAATGACACCCTATACCTGTCCATAATATAAATTTTTGTTGTTTTGTATATCCATCTAAATAACTCGCTAATAATGTTAATACATATTTTCTCATATCATCCTCTAATTGTATTTTTCTAAAGAAATCTTCTATTTCTTTTATTAATGGTTCATTCATATTATATTCTTTATAATCATATCCAACTGTATATGTTATATAATCATCTGGTGTTCCCGCTCTGAAACTATCTGTATCTAAATCATATACTCCATTATCAAATCCTATTAAATTTCTATAACTGTCTAATTTCTCCTCAAATTCTGAATCATAGAATAAATGTGATGCTTCTTCCATTACTCTTGATTTAAATGGACTTTTCTTTAAATTTACTATTATTTTTGCTACATTACTTGCTTTATTTATTAAATTATCTTTTTCTATTCCTGCTGATACTGAACATTTTGAAAAATATAATCCTGCTAAAACTGCAAATTCTTTTGTTAAATTTTCAGACATATTTAATTTTAATGTATATCCTTTTTCAACTTCTACCCATCTATGTTTCTGAAATTCATACCATGTATCATTTTTTAATGATGTACATTTATAATCATGTTTATATATTTCATAAACTACTTTTGCAACATCATATTCTGTTCCACTTTCCGCTTCCTCTAATATATCACTTATATTCTCTCTTATTAAATTTTCATATCCTTCTAAATCATCTTCTCTTGCCCATTTATGTAGTGAAGCAATTCTAAAAACTCCTTTACCTTGTTCTTTTAATTTAGTTGGTTCTACAGCACTATTCCACATTTTAATACAATCATTTGGATTATATTTATTAGGACATTTTTTAGAAAATTCTTTAAATGCATCTAATAATGTTGGACTTGTATTATATAATGCATAACATACATCTCTCCAAGATACATATTCAGTTGCTCTTTTAACTGATAATAATTTAACTAATTTTTTAGCAGTTTCTATATCTGTTATATTTGATTTTAGTTTATTATATTTATTATTTAATTGTTTATTTTTATTATATTCTTTTTTAACTCCTTCTTCTAATTCAATTTCAGTCTGTTGTTCATTTTCATATATTTCATCTTCATAATTTCCTTCATGTTCTATTAATTTATTTTCTAATTTAATAGCATCATCTATTTTTGGTTTATTTAAACCATATTTTGTTTTTATTTTGTCAATTTCCTTATTATATGAATCCATGTTTAATTTACTGTGAAATTTTATTATATCTTTTTCATTATATTTTCTATTACTTAACATTAATGGTAATGATTTTTTATCATATAATTTTATATTTTCTTCTTCTAAATCATATTTATATACATGCGTTAATTTATATAATTGTCCATCCTTCTTTTTAGAACCATACATACACCATCCATTATTTTTTACTATTGTATGATCAATTATATCATCTACTGAATTTATACAATTTAGTTTTTTTATTAAATTATCATTTCTTAATTCTTCTCTTAATTTATCTATTACTAAATATCTCATTTCATAATTTAATGCTATTCTTGGATACATTATATGAAACCCATCTTTATATTCACCTTCTTTTTTCTCTGTTGGACCTTCTTTTTCTGTTACAAATCCTATTAAACTATTCTTTGTCACTGAAAAATAATTTTTTATTATTTTATTTACTTTTGTAACTATATATTTTATATCATCTACTGTATATATTCTATCTTTTCTATTTTTATATTTAAAATCTAAATCTATTACTAATGGTCCTACTACTTTCGGTCTTTCTATTATATATAATTCCACTTTTGTATATACATTACTATATAACTCTATAAATGTACTATAATCATCATCTGTTATATTATATCTACCCCACGGTGGTCCAAATGAAGTATGTGTTATTATTTCTTCTTTTGTTTCATGTTCTTTTAAATAATTAAGTAATTCAGATAATAATTTCTCAGCGTTATTTGTAGAGTCTTTATTACTTTCTGTTTTACTCATATATTTTTGTTATTGTTATAATTTCTAAATATATTAAATTTTTTATATTAAATTTAATATAATTTTCAATTTTTTTAAAAAAAAGTAAAAATGATAATGTATTTTTTAAACACACTATTTTTTTTTAATATTTAAAAAATATAACACTTATCAATATTAAAAAACAAGTATATAATAGATATAAATAATATAAAAAAAATTGATAAATAAATAAGATAAGAGAATAAAATAATATAATAATAATATATACATGTTTTTTTGTCCAAATTGTAATAATACATTTGATATAACAAAAGATATAACATCAGTAAAACAGACAGGAGGAAAAGAAGAATTAGTATCAGATTCATTTTCAACAACAACTACAACCACAACTACAGTTGATAATAAAAATGAAGTTGATGTAATAATTAATAAAATATTAAAAAAAGAAGAACTTGAAAATGATTTAATTGAAAGTTTAGATATAAATAATATAGTTAAAAATATAGCATATAAAAAATTAAATATAAAAGATAAAGAATTAGTATTTAATACAATTCAAGATTTATTACCAAAAGAAAAAAAGAAATTAAATGAATTAAAATTTGATACAACATTAACAGATAATAAAGCATATTTTATGTGTAATAATTGTGGATTTATTAAAAATATAGAACCAAAAACATTAATTTTTAGTCGTCGTTCTGATTCTATGACTCAAAATTTTGGAACAAAAGGTTATAAACATCTATTAAATAGTAATATTGTTCCAAGAACTAAAAAATATATTTGTCCTAAACAAGATTGTATATCACATAAAGATTTAGATAAAAAAGAAGCAATATTCTTTAGAACAAATAATACATATAATGTTAAATATATATGTCGTGCTTGTGAAACGATATTTTAATAAATATAAAATTTTATATTTATTAAATATTTAAAAATTCACTAACTTTCCATTCTTCAATATGTCCATTTGGTAATGGACGAATTATAATTATTGGTATTGTTTTATTTTTTAATTCTAATTCCGCTATCTGTTTCATTGTCAATCCTTCTATATTTTTTATTAATGGTTTTGTTCCTAATGCTAATTGTTTAGTTCTATTACCAATTAATGTAACTCTTTCATATTTAGTTATATATGGTTTAGTTAATCGTTTTTCTTTTGCTACAACTTCTATTTTTTTTGTTGTTTGTTCTTCTTCTATATCACTATCATAATTTTCATCATCACTTTCTCCCTCTACAAATTTATACATACATCTATTATTATCTTGTTCATCATCTTCCTCTTTTTCTTCTTTTTCTTCTTTATCTTCTTTCTCTTCTTTTTCTTCTTCATTTTCTATATTTTCTTTATCCTCTTGTTCATCTTCTTGTTCATCTTCTTGTTCATCTTCTTGTTCATCTTCTTGTTCATCTTCTTGTTCATCTTCTTGTTCATTATCATCTTCTTGTTCATTATCATCTTGTTCATTATCATCTTCTTGTTCATTATCATCTTCTTGATTATCATCATCTTGATCTCCACCAGATAATGTACTACTTAAATCATCATCGGTATCATTTTCATCATCAATATCTTTTGAATTCTTAGTATTCTTAGTATTCTTAGGATGTTTCATTTATTAATGATTATTTATATTATTTTATATATTTTTATATATTTTCATTTTTTTTATAAACAAATTATTTTTTTGGTGATTTTTTTTTATAAATAGTTTTAGATTTATATATTGTTTTATTACCTCCTTCAGTTTTAGGTGTATAATTAGGTTTTTTAACAAATCTTTTAGATTGTTTAGATTTAAAATATGTATCAATTATTGTTTTAACTTTTTCAATAGTCAATTCTTTTTCATTATTTTCTCCTAATGAAACATTATATGATTTTTTAGTTTTTTTATCTTCTACTTTTATATATTTTCCATAAGGTCCTTCTAAAATAGTATAAGTTTTAGAATCATCTTTTAATACATTTAGTGGTGCTTTTTTATCAATTAATTCTTTTACTTTTTCTAAATCAATATCATCTTCATTGGTAATATCACCTAAAGATGCTTTAATAGTATTCCAAGATACATATAATCCAAATTTACCTTTATTTAATAAAATATCTTTATCTTTATATTTTCCTAAAACTTTAGGATATTCAAATAACTTTAATGCATCTTCTAATGTTATTGTTTCTAATGTTAATGGTTCTTTTATTGGAGCATATGCAAATTTAGTTTTAGTAATATTCTTTTTAACAACTGCTGAATATCTACTAATAGTAGCAATAATATCTGAACCAGTTTTAGGATCTTTACCTAAAATTCTCGTATATTTATCAGCAATAACAGGTTTAGTTTTATATAAACTAACTACTAAAGGATGAAAATCATCATAAAATGTTTTTAATACATTAACCCAATTCATATTACCAGATGCAATTTCATCTAAACTTGTTTCCATTGTTGCAGTAAATTCATAATCCATTATTTTTGGAAAATTACTTTGTAAAAAATCTGTAACTATTAATCCTAAACTTGATGGAACAAATTTATTTTGTTCATTTCCAATTATTATTTTACCTTCTTCTTCAGTTATATTATTTGTATCATATTTTATTGTAATTATATTTTTTTCTATTCCTGTTATATCTTGTATTTTTACATATCCTCTATCTTGTATTTTTTGTATTATACTTGCATATGTTGCTGGTCTTCCTATATTTAATCTTTCTGGATCTAATTGATTTACTAATGAAATCTGATTATATCTAACTGGTGGTTTTAAATATTCTTGTTTCCCTTCTATTTTCTCTAATTTTAATTCTTCTCCTACTTTAGGAATATTTATATCTTTATTTATATTATCATTTGATTCATTCTCATCTTCTACTACATTTATCATATTATATACTCTTAAATAACCTAAAAATACAATTGTTTCAATTTCTGTTGTAAAATAATATTCTTCTACTTTATTTATTTCTATTTGAATTGTTGTTATATTATATTCTGCGGGTTGCATTTGAGATGCTACAGTTCGTTTCCATATTAAATTATATAATCGTTTTTCATTTATTCCAATTTTTCCATTTTTATCATCTAAATTTTCAACAAATACATCAGTTGGTCTAACTGCTTCATGGGCTTCTTGTGTATTTTGAGATTTAGATTTATAATTAACTAATCTATAATATTTAGTACCATAAGTTTTAGTAACATATTTTTTAATATTTTGTAAGGCTTCTTCTGATAAATTTACTGAATCAGTTCTCATATATGTTATATAACCTTCTTCATATAATATCTGTGCGGATCTCATTGTTACACTTACTTGCATCCCTAATTTTCTACCCGCTTCTTGTTGTAATGTTGATGTTGTAAATGGTGGTGCTGGTGACCTTACACTTTTCTTATCAAATATGTTTTTAACTATAAATTTTGAATTTACACATTTTTTTAAAAAATTTCTACTATTTTCTATTGTATCTATTTTTGCTATATTTCCTTTTAATATACCATTATTATCTTTATTTTCTAATTTATATAATGTTGATATTAAACTTTTATTATCTTTTATAAAATATCCCTTAAATTTAAAAAATGATATATCCCCTTTTGATAAAAATTCTTTTATTTCATTTTCCCTTTCTATTATTAATTTTACTACTACTGATTGAACTCTACCTGCTGATAATTTATTTGGTCCTATACTTTTCATTAATAATGGTGATATTTCATATCCTACTATTCTATCTAATATTCGTCGTGTCTTTTGTGCATCTACTAAATTATCATCTATATTTTTTGTTGATTTAACTGCTTCTAATATTTCCTTTTCTGTTATTGAACCAAATACTATTCGTTTTGGATTTTTTAAATCTAATATATATGCAATACTCCATGCTATCATTTCACCTTCTCTATCTTTATCTGTTGCTAATAATATATCTGATGATACTTTATAACATGTTTTTATTTTTTCAATTACATTTTCCTTTCCTTCTAATACTTTATAATTTGGTTTAAAATCATTTTCTATTTCTATTGACATTTTTTTTGGATCTAAATCTATAATATGTCCAACTGATGCTATTACTGTATAATTATTTCCTAATATTTTTTGTAATTTATCTATCTTTCCTGGTGATTCTACAATTACTAATATTTTTCCCATTTCTATTATTTATATAATACTTCTATCTTTTAAATATTTTGATCAATTTTTTAAATAAAAATTATTATAAATAATTTTTATTTAAAAAAAAAGTAAAATAATAATAAAATCAATTTTTAATAAAAATTAATTTTATTAAAATTAATAAAATTAATTTTTAATAAAAATTAATTTGATTATTGTTTTTCAATTTTTTAAATAAAAATTTATTTCAATAGATTTTTATTTATCATAATCTCTAATTTAATTCCATAATCTTCTAATTATATTCTATAAAATGTGGTGTTATTTTACCATTCTCTAATTTACAATACATTTCTTCTCTATATTTGTGTTTCCTATTTTTAAGATACAAATTTGCTGTAATATCACATGTATGTGTAACACTATATGTAGTTTCATCATTATCTTTCCAATAATATTCATCTGTGCAATAATATATTATTCCATTCTCTATATAACATACACATATATTTCCATCTGAACTTGCATAAAATATGTGTTTGCGATTTTCATTGTTCTCATTATATTCTGTTATTACATATGTATTCATGTCATTTAATATTATTTGTTTCCCATTTTCATCTTTATAGCAACTATCCTCAATCACCATTATTACTAATAGTTGATTGTTGATTATTATTAATTAACCTGTTCAATTATTTTTTTTATCAATTTTTTAATAATATTATATATTTATAATATTATTAATTTATACTGTCATTGGTTTAGACATTTCTTTGTCTTTCATTACTTTGTTATTGAATTTATATTCAATTGTCTTTTCTTCAGTTCCTTTTCCAATTGTTACAGTCATTGGATTTGTTAGTTGTTTTCTTTCACCAACATAATTATATTGTTTGTTTCTGCTTCCACGAGTGCATTCTACAATACTGAATTTAATTTTTCCTTCTGTGCTTTGGTTGTTCTTTTCTCTCATTTTAAGAATAGATGTTAGGGCTTTGTTCGCTGCTTGTTTGGGTTTTGTTCCTGAGAAACGTCCATGAGCTCCAGTTCCATCGGCTACTACTTTGAAATAACGAGTTCTGCTTCCTTCTGAAACTTCATCTTTTGATTCCTCTTTCTTTGATTCACGTTTTGATACTGATTTCTTTAGTGCTGGTTTTGCTGATTTAGTTCCTTTTGATGCTGATTTTACTGGTTTCTTACTTTCTTTCTTGCTTGATGATGATTTAGTCGCTGATTTCTTTGTTGCTGATTTAGTTCCAGTTGATGATGCTGATTTAGTAGTTCTTTTAGTTGCTGATTGTTTTCCTCCACGTTGTTTCTTAGTTTGTTCTGGTTGAGTTGATTGTGCTGGTTGTTCTGATTGTGCTGGTTGTGCTGGTTGGGCTGGTTGAGTTGGTTGGACTGGTTGGGCTGGTTGGGTTGGTTGGGTTGATTGAACTGGTTGGGCTGGTTGTTGAACTGGTTCAGATTTTTTAACTGATTTCTTCTTATCTACTACTGGTTCTGATTTTTGAACTACTGGAGTTGGTGCTGGTGTTGGTGCTGAAGTTTGTTCAACTTTCGCTGATGCTGATTTAGTTTCTTGAGATACTTTTTTATTCGCCATTTTATATATACTATATCCTTATAGTTTTTTTTTTAAAAAGAAACACACATAATTATATTTTCCTATATATTTTTAATGATAATACTTATTATTTAATAAATTAAACATATAAAAAAATAAGACCATAATGGTCTTAAAATAATTAAAAATATTTAAAATAATAATAAAAAGAAATACAAATAAATAAAAAAACGCAATCAAAGTAATAAATAAAAAATAACAGAAAATAAATAAAAAATAATATTATAATATAATGACGGATAATATAATTATAGAATATAAAATTTATAATTTACAAAAAGATTATAATAAATATTCTGATATATTATACAATTATCAGAGTCATATTGAACGGTGTTATAAAAATTATATAATTACAATAACTGAAAGAAACACATATTTAAAAATAATAAATGATTTAATAAAAGAAATGAATACAACATATAATTTTTATATATTAGAAACATACAATGAAACAGAATCAGATACAACAAGTAATAATTCATTTAAGAATGGATTAAAAGAGATATTATCAAATAAAAATATAAATAACATAGAAATATTAAATAATTTAATAAATATAAATAATCTATTAAATAAATCAATAACAAAATCAACATTTAAACAACCATATGATAATATAAAAACAGATATATTAAATAAATTAGCAAGTAAAATAGGATTTTATAATATACATAATGGATTGATATTATTGATAGGTGATCAATATGAAAATATATTTGATGACAATATTAGAAATTTAATAAATATTTATAATAAATTATATGTACCATTAAATTATTCATATGATGATAATATAACTAATAATAAATTATATTTTAAAAAAATAGTAATAAATAATGATATTTTATTTGATAATTGTGCAGAATTATATATATTATTTAACGATAAATATATAAAATTAAGTGGATATTTCAATTATGATACATTAAATATATATATTAGAACATCACAAATATGTAATAATTTGTTATATAAAAAGAAAAAAAACATAGAAAATTTATTAACAAAATCAAATATTGATGAAAAATTTTTAAAATCATATATTCGTAATTCAAATTTATCTGAATTTATCGTTCTATCTGAAGAAGAATATATTAAACAAATTAATATGGATTATGAAATGTTTATTAGATTACGAAAATTATCATTTATGAATTTAATGAAAGAATTTATAAAAGAAGACAAAGACAACAATATAAATATAAATCATATGTATAAAATAATAAAATTATTATTATTAGGAAATGAAGATACAATAAATATAGCGGGGTTATTATATGGAATATCAAAAGAGAAGAAAATGAGTCAAGATAATCCAATATCAGAGATAATATATAAAAATTTAAATTATTTATCACAAATAAAATTAAAAACAAGTTCAATAAATATAAAATCAGAATTAGAGAAAATAAAAACAATATCAAATGAAGATATTGATTTAAAAAAACAAATAATATTATCAAAAAATATGCCAAATTATGTTAAAAAATCATGTCTTGAAAAAATAGAAGAAATGAAAACATCAAATAATGAATATTATAAACAATTATTATATGTTAAAACATTATTAAATTTCCCATTTCCATCAATTGATGACGATACATTTTTTATAAATATTGGAAAAGATCAATTAAAGAGTAAGGAATTTTTAGAATCAGTTGTAAATAAATTAAATAATAAAGTATATGGTCATAATGAATGTAAAGAAACAATAAAAGAGGAAATAGCAAAATGGATATCTAATCCGAGTAGTTCAGGAAATGCATTAGGATTAGTAGGACCACCAGGAGTAGGAAAAACATTAATTGCAAAAGCATTAGGAAAAGCATTAGATATACCATTTGTTCAAATAACATTAGGAGGACAAAATGATGGTGAATTATTACATGGACATGGATATACCTATAGTGGATCACAGCCAGGGATGATAATAAAAAAAATGGTAGAAGCAGGATCAGCAAGATGTATAATATATTTTGATGAATTAGACAAAGCATGTAAAAAACATGATAATAATGAAATTTATAATATATTAATACATATGATAGATCCAAATACAAATAAAGAATTTACAGATAGATTTTTTCAAGAGATAAAATTCCCATTAAATAAA